GGGGGTAAGGGGGTATATAATTAAAATAAAGGAGGGGGGGTAAGGGGGTATATAATTAAAATAAAGGAGGGGGTAAGGGGGTATATAATTAAAATAAAGGAGGGGGGTAAGGGGGGACGCAGTCCCCCCTAGAAATTGAATTTGTCCGAGTTCTAAAATCTACTTAGATATAGACAATTATAATACCATAGGAATCAACGCAATAATGACTGACCGCAAAATCACTGTCCTAACAATTGAAGGCAATATCGGTGCTGGCAAATCAACTATTCTTCATGCTATCGAGAGATACTTGGATTGTCATTCCGATAATACTATTAAAAATCGTATTCATTTTATTATGGAACCTGTCGATATTTGGGAAAGTATTCAAGACGCATCAGGACAGACAATTCTACAGAAATTTTATAAGGACCAACATAAATATGCGTTTTCATTCCAAATGATGGCTTATATTAGTAGGCTTTCACTGTTTAAACAAACTGTTCGAGAGAATCCTGATAAAGATATTTTCATCGTGGAAAGATCATTATGTGCCGACCGGAACATATTCTTACAAATGCTACACGATGATGGAATGATTGAAGACGTTGAAGCGCAAATTTATCATCGATGGTATGATGAATTTTCAGTGGATTTTCCTGTTCATAAAATTATTTATATTGATTCCTCTCCTGAAAAATGTTATGAAAGAATTCATAAAAGAATGAGAGGCGGTGAAGAACGTATTCCTTTGGAATATTTAAAACGATGCCATAAGTATCATCAAAATTGGCTGAAACCAGTGGGCAATTCGAATGACTGTTGGACAATACAAAATGGAAATTGCGAATATGAAACCGAAATTATAAGATTAGATACGAATGATGATACGGAATACAACTTTTTAGATGATAATGATGTGGGAAAACAATGGGTGGAACGTATTCTAAATGTTGTTGTGTGAACTAGTACAAATATATAATCTATGTATCCAACCTCCAAATATAATCTATCCAACAAAATAATAATCTATCCAACAAAATAATAGTTTTATACTATTATTTTTTACTATATGGGTTCAAATGAACATGGTGGAGGGGGCAATGAAGGAGGGGTTATACGGAAGGAGGGGTTATACGGAAGGAGGGGTTATACGGAAGGAGGGGTTATAGGGGAACCTTTGGTTCCCCTAGCAGTAATTCGCATTACTCACACCTTCCCAATAAACTCCCCAACGGTCTGCCCACAATTTTTTCGCACAAGTTGCGTCTAATCCTTTGTTTTTATATCCACTCCATGAGGCGTCATCTGATTTTATTGAACTTTCAAGACTATCATATATAGTTACTCCACTGTTAGTGTCGGTTACAAAATTACTGTCCATCGACCCTGAATTGTATATTTTTCCAGCATTTGGACTTGTTCCTGATGTTGGAAATCCGCAAGTTCCATCACTATTGATTTTCCAATAATCAGGACATATACTTGCTTTTCCTTGACCAGAAGTACTTGGTACATTAATTTGGTCATTCTTATGACTAATCATCCAACCCATAAAAATAAGCATAATAATTAAGAACATTGAGGCGACTCCTAAAACAATTAGGTAAAAACTGTCCATACAGTAGGGGGAGAAGTGCGCACCGCGCCAGCTGGTGCGCACTTAATACCGACGGTTTCCCCTATAACCCCATCCCTATATAAAAACTGTTCATATAGAGGGAACCTAGGTTCCCTCTTACTCCCTCATATTTCTTTTTCGGAGTGAACTTAGGATTATATGCTTATTAATATTTTTATAAATTTTTCATTAGAGAGAAAATATCAAGAATAACTCATTCCAAAAATCAAATAATAAATATAAAACTTCTCTCTTTTTTCCTAATAATAATGTCCCAAAGAAATCTCATATATACTTGTGTTTTTGCCAATGACAAATACACCGCTCTAACCATCGAATTATTGCGTTCATTTTTCATTTCAAATCCCACTGATAATGGTGTCGATTTCCTCGTATACACCAATAAAACATTCAGTGAACAAATCTTATCAAGTCTTTCCGATATCAGTGATACATCTCGTCTAAAGTTTCATATCAACAATTATTATAATACGATAAATCAATCCCGTATTTCTAAAGTTGATATTTTTGATTATAAAGAACTCCATAATTATCAAAAAGTCTTATATCTCGATACGGATTCTTATATTTCCGGCTCTCTAAATCAATTATTCGATTCATTTCCCATAGAGAAAACAAGTACTATGTTTGTAGTTCCAGAAGGAAACGTATTATCAGAAGCAGAATATTGGGGTCGTTCATTATTTCTCAAAAATGGTAAGACTATCGACCACGATGGATTTTCGGCAAGTATGTTTGCGTTTATTAATATCGACAGTGGAAATATCAAAAAAATGTTTTTGAAAATCAAACAACAGTTTTTTCTCGATATGTATCAAGGCAAACTTATATTCTATGACCAACCTTATCTAAATTATAATTTCTATGAATCTGGATTATGTGAAATCGAAATGAATATCCTAGGTCGTCTCGCATTTCAAGGCGCAAGAAAATATAATAGTCAATATATTATTCATCATTTTTCAGGTTGTCCTGGAAACTATGATGTTAAATCTGGATTATTGACTGATTTCAAAAAAACAATTCCTACCAAGAAAAACATTGTTGCCATTGTCGCGAATAATGTTCCTTTCGAAATCAGAATGCCGAATATTTATGCCGATTATTTATGTTTTATGAATTCTGTCCCCGAATCTTTACCCCACCCTTGGCAATATGTTCCAAAATCCGACTTCTTACAAAAGATGGATAGTTATGAAGTATTTATTGTCGCCAAACACGAAGCCTATATTCCTATGAATTCTGGTATGTAAATTAATAAAATCAATATAAAGAAATATCTCATTGAATAGTATCCTACCAGATGGTGGGTATCACCGGTCTATCGACCGGCTTATGCTCGTATAATGTATCGGTTAGCATGCGGGTCTTATGTACTCGTCGGTTGGGTTCAACTCCCAATATGAGCACTTTTTACATGGTTGTAAAAACCATGTAAAACAAAATATATGGATAGGAATAATGTTTTAGGCTCTCTTATGCCTTCTTTGTGTTCTTATGCCTTCTTTGTGATTCTATGCTTTCCAATCAAGACGACGCGAACCATCTTCACATTCCATCTTCTCCATAATTCGGTTGCATCCGAGAGCAATATCACTACAAAAGATACAAGTTTGGGACAGAGAATTACAGAATCCTTGTCCAATGTTTAAGACGCATGCCCACGACGAGATACAACAAAAACAACAATATTTGGTTTTCTTACCAACAATACAACGTTCAAAACGAGATGAATCCATACGTTGCATTGCTTCTGCTAAATTTGGAGGCGAGGTTGCTCCAGAAATTCCTACTTCGGTTTCAATTTCTGACATTTAATTATCTTGTTATTAGACACTATTTTTTTCTCTCCGAATCGGGGTGGACCGGTATTTTTACCATTTGGGACGTTGATTACGTTCGATTACCAAAGGTTCCGGCATTTCTAATTTATGTTTTTGATACATATTTAAGGATTGAATATTTCGCAAATCCGCGACAGCACTAAATGGCGTATTTACCATATCACAAGAACGGATACCTCTTAAAGCACTATCAATATCTATTGGGTTATTTGCTAAATCTCGATAGGAAATATGTGCTCCTACGATTCCATCACCCGGTAAATAAGTATATTCTGGTTTTGCGAAGAATCTCTCTTGATTGTAATAATATTGATAACAATAATCATTCACTCTTTGTTCATCATCATAATCACCACGACTTGATTTTTTTCTTGTATCTGTCATTAGTTGTTTTAGGAATAGAAAATTATTATGATAAAAGACAGCCAGTGGTTGTCGTATTTATATGTCCTTATATTTTATAGGTTATTATGTCGGAAAAAAGCAATTCTAAATCTAATTCAGAATCGACAAAATCGGATGATTCTCAATTATCCTCTCAAGCATCAAAAGATGAAGAAAACACCGGTTTCGACCCGGAGGAAGCCTCTGAAGAATTCTTGAACAGTATCAATACTTTTGGCAATTATGACCCGGATTGTGTCCGAAAAACTGCGAATTTCGCAGGCAAAAATGCTGCCAATTTCTTCTTCGACACAATCAATCCAGATAAACAAGCACATCTATCTGTCGAAATATTGAAATATGCCTCTCCCAAAATGTTGCGTCTCCTTCAAGAAATCCAGCGACAGGATAAAATGGATTTGGAAAAACACGGTCGTCTTTTCAAACATTTCATTTTCACTGATTTCAAAACTGGTCCTGCTGGTGCGAAAATGTTGGCATCTGCGCTTATCGATATTTTAGGATTGACATTAGGATATACTTCGACACGTGTTGTTAAAAAAGTGAAGGGTGCCGAAAAGAATTCGTGGACGAAATTACGATTGCTGTCCAATGAAACATTAGCGGAAACGAAATACAAGAATTTTTATATGTTATCTTCTGGAGGTGTATTCGACCAACCTCTCTCTGTCGCAACCAAAAAAGAGATTCTTGCGAATTTTAATGCTCGTCCCGCAAATGTTTATGGACGAAATGCGCGTTTTATTATTATGGATAGTGGATTTAAAGAAGGTATTGATTTATTCGATATCAAATATGTCCATATTTTCGAACCACAAACCACTCTCGCCGATGAAAAACAGGCGATTGGACGTGGAACACGCACTTGTGGACAGAGAGGCCTAGAGTTCCATCCAAACCGAGGTTGGCCACTTTATGTGAATATCTATGATAATCAGTTTCCTCAAGGCAGTGAAGACCAATTTAAAGGAACTACAACTAGTGCGGAATTATATTTGAATGCTATTGGTGTTGATACTCGACTTTTTAATTTTAATATTGAAATGGAACGTGTATGTGTCGAAGGCTCCGTCGATTATGAATTAAACAAAGAAGTTCATTCCTTTAAGATTGGACGCGATGATGGGTCGAAAAGTTATTTTGGAGGAGGAGGAGGACCTAAATCTGCGAAAGCTTTTCCAATTGTGTATGGGGATATTGTCAATAATGGATTAGGATGGTCAAATGTAGAGGTAAGTAAATATATTAATCAGAATTTCAGTCAATTCAAATGGCCACCATTGCGTTTAGAGAATATGTGTGGCGGACCCAATCGTGGCGAAGGATTGCCAAAAACGGATTTCCCTGATGACGGTGTACAAGTCCCAGAAAGTGATGATAATTATGAATTAGATGACTCCTTATTGGCAAATGCGATTTTGAAATACGAAGATGACAATGTTCGCGAAGAAATCGCGAAACAAAAAGAAAGAGAGGAAAAATTGGCATTGAAAAAAGCACAAAACGCGATGAAAAAAGCACAAGGAGAGATGAAAGGTGGCGCACAATTATTGAATTTTACCCCCACACAGGATTTTATCCGAAATTACTTTACTCCAGAACTTAACCGTAAGGGTATGCTCTTATGGCACTCCGTAGGTACAGGAAAATGTCACGCTTATGATACACCCATATTAATGGCAGATGGAACTATTAAAATGGTTCAAGATATTCGTGAAGGAGAGGCATTGATGGGAGATGATTCCACCCCCCGTACTGTTTTATCTCTCGCACAAGGAACTGATAATATGTATAAAATTACAGATACAAACAGTGATGAATCATATGTTGTGAATTCTGTCCACATATTATGTTTGCGTTCTATTGAAACTCCTGATATAATTACTGAAATCGAAGTGAAAGATTATATTTTACTATCCGATGAAGAGAAATCGAAGTATAGAGGTTATCGTATCGCTGTCCAGTTTCCCAAAAAACAAGTGAACGGTTCTCCTTATATTATGGGAACTATGGTTACTACAACAATTCCAGATGAATTTTTGAGAAACACGCGAGAGATTCGCGAAGAGTTTTTGCGCGGTTACCTAGAAACATTTGGAAACATCCATAAAATAATAAATCCCCAATTGCGACAGGAAGTAAAATATCTAGTTCGTTCTCTCGGATATCAAATTATAGAGGACAGAGAGACAAATATGATTTCTATCCAAACTGATAATATTGATAATAACTATAAGATAACTGTCGAACATGTCGGAATTGACCGTTATTATGGATTTATGATTGATGGTAATCATCGTTATCTTATGGGGGATTTTACAGTCACTCATAACACGTGTAGTGCGATTGCCGCCGCAACATCATCCTTCGAAAAACAAGGTTATACAATTTTATGGGTAACTCGCACCACTTTAAAAGCCGACCTTTGGAAAAACGCCTTCCAAGATGTTTGTCACGAAGGAATTCGTGATAAACTTCGTTCCGGTGTCGATATTCCTCCTATCGCAGGCAATCAATCCAAACTTATGAAATTATTATCGCCTTCTTGGTCGATTCGTCCTATGTCTTACAAACAATTCTCTAATTTGGTCTCCGGTAAAAACGCCTTATATAAAGCTCTCGTAAAAAAGAATGGAACCGTCGACCCTCTCCGTAAAACCCTGCTTATTATCGATGAAGCCCATAAACTCTATGGTGGTAATGACCTGTCCTCGATTGAAACACCCGATATGCCCAAACTCCATGAATCGATTATGCGTTCTTTCGAAATATCCGGACAGGAATCAGTACGTGTTATGTTAATGACTGCGACACCAATTACGGTGAATCCAATGGAAATGGTTAAACTTTTGAATCTCTGTAGAGAACGTACTCAACAGTTTCCCACCGAATTCGGCGACTTTGCGAATCGTTATTTGGATAGTCAAGGTAATTTTACTCGCGCAGGAGAGAGAGATTTCAAAGATGAAATATCTGGACAAATTAGTTATTTAAATCGAGAGAAAGATGCCCGTAATTTCTCTCAACCAATTATTAAACGTATTAAGGTTCCTATTATTAATGAATCGACATTGAAAAAACACGACCTCGCAATGGTAAAAGCGATGATAACACCTGTTGAAAAACAAGCAAAAGAAGTGATACAGAATATTCAAGACGAACTGAAACAATATCAAGGTGTCAATTCAAAATCGTTTCAGTATTTGAAAGACCGATGTGACCCGGCGGATAAGGTTTGTAAGAAGATTGTAACTAAGAAAATGAAAAGTATTTTGAATTTTATTAAGGATAAGAAGAAATCGATTCGTGAAATGCCAAAGATGATTCGAAAATCTATCCGAGAACAACGTAATCATATTAAGATAATGGCAAGAATCGCAAAAGATAGAAAAGAAGAATATATCAATGAAAATCCGGCGAATTCGGTTTCATCTTCTCAAAGCTCTCGTAGTACAAGAAGCGCACGAAGTATGGGAGGTGGTGGTTCTGATTATAAAATCAATCGTGATAAATACAAGAATTCCGCTTATTTTAATACTCGTTATCGCTGTTTAGACCGTCCAAAAATATCGGAATTAAATAATGTGTCAGTGTTTAAGGACACGATGGATAATCTCCGAAGCAGAAATGATGCGTTTAATGAACAAATCAAAGTACAACAAGATGATATGGCTAGGATTCGTAAAGAGTTTTCAAAGGCGAGAGCGACTTTGAAAAAAACGCATACCGGTGAAGCATTAAAAGCAAAATTAGAAGAATTGGAAGATGAGAACTTAGGACAGAGAGAAACAATTCATAATACTATATTGGCGATTAAAGACCAACAGAAGAAACTAAGACCCGAGATGAGAGCTGTAATGAAAACGAAAAAGGCTTATATTAAAGCCGGAAAAACATATTATAGCCAACAAAAAATAATCGACGAAGTAATGCGCGACGAAAAAAATATTGAGAAAATGGTGAAAAAATATGAGAATACCGCTGATATTAAAATCGATGAACTGAAAAAACACGTGAGTCAACTGACCGATAATTTGGAAGAGGAAATTGAAAAATATATTAAAGACCAAGAGAGAGAGAAAGAAGAAAAGGCAAAGGAAAAAGAACGTGCGAGAGAAGAGAAAAAAGAAGAAAAGAGAATCGAACGTGAACACGCAAAGGAAGAGAAAAAAGCGGCGAAACTCGAAGAAAAACGAAATGCTCCCTGTCCAGAAGGTCAAGTGAGAGACCCTGAAACGTTGCGTTGTAAGAAAATCAAAGTCGGAAAGAAATAAATTCCAATATTTTATCTGTCCATAAGATTTTACAATACTACTAATAATTCTATAGTTGATTATAGAATTATGTATAAATATATAGGCGGTTGAGAGATTATTGTTTGTGTTTTGTTGTTATTTTTATTTTTTGATGGACTGTACCCCCCCTGTCATTGACTCGGCTTTTCTTAACATTGGCTCCAAAGTCTTCATATTTTCAAGGAGTTTTGCCTGTTGGGATAGTAATTGTTGTGTTTGATTGCTCAATCCCTCAACATTAGTTCCTTTTGATTCCTTTGAGAGTTCATTAAAAGATTTCATTAAATCATCCAAATTTGCTGGAACGAAATTCTCTGTAGAAGTGTTTTCTTCTTTCTTATCCTCTTTTTTGTCTTCTTTTTTCTCCTCTTCGTCTCCTTCATTCTCCATTCCCTCTTCTTCTTTTTCTTTTTCCTCTCCATCACCTTCGTTTTCCATTCCTTCCATTGCTCCTTTAAATCCATATTTATAGATATGTGAGCCAACGAGTCCAATTAATAGAATCACAGTCATATTACGAGTGATGTACGATGATGCTAGAGCAATTATTAAAAAAACGGCGAATCCAGTATAGTCGTAGGACATCCATAATTGATAACTATGAAGAATTGCTAAAGCAAAAACAACATACAACACCATTTTATTTTTCAATATCGCAGGAGTTGAATTGGAAACACGAATGTTTAATTTTTTGAATAAGGATGATAAATTAAAATTCATTGTGCAAAATATTGTTTCTTACTTTTACCACTTTTTTTTTCTTACGCTTCCCACATCTTCATTTTTCTTTTTCTGTTTTCTTTTTTTCTTTTTTATTTTTCTCCATCTTCCTCAACAAAACCTTGTAAATCAGTCGCACAGAAATGAAATGTGGTTGGTGGCATTTCATCTTCTAATTCTGATATAGGTTCATCTTCTTCTACAATAGCACCGCAATTTTTCGGTTTATATACTTGTTTCCATTTTGAAACATCAGTCACATAATTTGTACTCGCTGTCATTCGAATTTCATAATCTTGTTTCTTAAAGAATGCTCTTCGTTTTATCCATTGTTTCTGATAAGGATCATGCGCATCTACAATATCAATTACTACAGGTTGTTCGTGTTTTGACCTTAAAATACGCCCTACTGTTTGTTCGATATCAGTTTTCGGTGTCGCCATAATAAGCCCCGATAATGTCTTAATATCTAATGCTTCCGCCGCCATCGCATAAGTCGCAATCACCACTTGTTTCTCTTCTGTTTGTTTTAATGCGGTTTCTTTCATTCCACCCAAATAATATCCTACATTTCCCTTATAACGAGTCGTATTTCCGCGAATGCCACGGTCTCTTATCGCGTCGTGTAAATAAGTAAGCAGAGAGCGATTATGCGCAATAATCATGACTTGCATATCCGGAAACTCAGCCAATAAATCCGAAAGTGTTCTCAAAATAAATTCACTCCTTGGAACATAATCACATAATTTCACTATCATTGAACTATGAGAGACGTTTCCACGAAAATCTGTAATCACTTGATTAAAATCGGCATCATCACTTCGATAATCAATCGCACGCACTTGGACATTATGTTTTTCAGTTGAGGCCGTTTCCTTATATACTATATCTCCCAAAAACATCTTAAATACAAATGTTGTCCCGTCTTTTCTTTCCATTGTCGCCGATAAACCGAGTGTATATTTCGTTACTATCCTGAATAATGAATTCGAAAATACCTCGCTCGATATATGATGGACTTCATCGATTAATAATAAACCGAAAGAATCGAATGTTCCATCCTCGTAATCCTTCATCGATAAACTTTGTAACATTCCAATTACAATATCTTTCCCCTCAATATCAATTATTGGTCCTTGAATTCTGCCTACACGTGCTGTCGGGAGATATTGTTCGATTCTTTCGACCCATTGATTCAACAGGAATTCTTTATGGACAATAATAAGTGCTTTTTTTTTCAAAGTGGCGATAATATTTAGACCGATAACAGTCTTTCCGCGACCACACGGGAGACTAACTAATCCACCGGAATTTGTTTGACAAGCATTTGCGAATATATTTACAACATTTTGTTGATAATCTCGGAGAGAACCTTGAAACTGAATATCAATATCTTGACCTTCGCTGATTTCGACCGATTTGGGATAACCGAAATGTTGGATTCCGAAATATCTAGGCATATATATTTTTTTAGATGACTCACGATAAGCGGGGAATTTTACTGTTTGTTGGACTGGTCCGCCACCGGTGAAAGGACTAATTGTTAGTTTTTCGCGAATAAATGTAAGGTCTTTTTCAGAGAGATCTGATTTGGAAATCGTGTATCCTTTTTTTCCGAGATAAGTTGGAATATCCACGTAATTTTCAGGTTTCGGTTCCGCGACAGATATTTTTTGATTGGAAGATTTAGAAGATGATGATAGTTGTACCTTTGTTTTTGGGACAGGTTTTGTATTATTTGTTGGACGAGAGAAGAAACGTTTCATAATTATGATAGATTTATTTTAATAATACGGTAGAATTCGATAAATAAGTAGAATATCAATTTTTTAGGGGAACGTAGTTCCAAAAGATGTGCACCAGTATACACGGTGCGCATCGAGATAACCCCTCCTTTCTAAAGGAACCAATATTACAAAAAATATGTGATGATAAGAGTTTACCAATAAAACTGGAACACATCTAAATGAACCCTCCTTTTGTTTTTTATTTTTTTATTTGTTTAGAAGGGTTTGAGAGATAGAGATTTGTGGAACTAAATGTTATACTAAAATGGCATCAAGGTTAGAATCTTTAATGAAAACATTCTCTCTGAAAGAAATGATATTATTTGTTTTATTCATCTTATATATTGTGTTTGACATCCCTACACCTGAGATTATTGCTTCCTATGTAGATACTCCTGTCGGTATGATTGTCGTATTATTACTTTGTCTATATAGTTTCCTATTTTTCCATCCTTTAATTGGAATTGTTGCTCTCTTTGTTGGATATGAATTGGTTCGTAGAAGTGGAAAAGTAAATAATAGAGTTCCTATGATTTTACATACACCTTCTCAAGTGAAACGCGACGCAGAAATCGCGGCAATGCAACCACCTAATGAAAAAACCTTGGAAGAAGAAATGGTGGAACAAATGGCACCCATTGGAAAGAGCAGTATGATTACTTATACCGTTTCAGACTATAAACCTGTCGCAAGTGATACACACGGTGCTACACTTATTTAAGGGAACCAAGGTATTATGTGCGCACCGCGCCAGCTGGTGCGCACTTCTCCTTATGATCCCTCCTTTATATGATCCCTCCTTTATATAACCCCTCCTTTATATAACCCCCTCCTTTATATAACCCCTCCTTTATATGATCCCTCCTTATTATGACCAAATCACTCATCCATCCTCTATAAAAACAAAATAGTAAGCGGTTTGGATGAAGATAGATATATAAAATTGTATATTTTACATATCAATTATAATGAATCAGGAATTAACGTTATCACCTAAATATAGTCGTATTCTGGTCGGTGTCTCTCAAATATCATTACTAACGGCAATTATTATTTATTTTTATGGACATCCACAATTAGTAATTGTCCCAGGTGCGGTATATTGTTCATCTGTTCTTTATTGGATACACCCGATAAAGAATTCGATAAGAAGAAAAATCGATATTGGAACAGTCGCGATAGCTTTTACTTGGCAAAAATATATAATCATCTCTCAAAATTTACATACATATCAATATTGGATATTTATGGGGATAGCAGTATTATGTTATCCATTATCGAATTATTGTCGGAGATATGGAGAATGGGCGGATACTACGTGTCATGCGCTAATCCATATTTTCGCCAATATCGCCAACCTAGGGGAACTACGTTCCCCTATAACCCCTCCTCTGAAATAAAAAACATATAAAAATATTCATCATATAAAGGAGGGATCATAAGGAGAAGTGCGCACCAGCTGGCGCGGTGCGCACATAATACCTTTGGTTCCCTTAGAAAATTGAATCAAATCATTGTTTCTATTTTCACTATCAAACCCTGTTTCTAGTTTCACTAACAAGTATAAATCAATCTCTATCCATAATATAACGGAACAAATGGCAACTCTTCTTTACAACAACAATAATAACAACAAGGATTTTGAATATGACCAGGACCAGATGGAAGGAGGTGCGAATGACGTAAAGAAAGAAGGTAAACGTGTTTATAATGTTTATATTAAAACACTTCTTCATCAAAAAATCGCTCTTAAAATCACCGAAGTCGGCAAAAACGTAAAACAAAATTTAGAAAAACAAATTATTGCAAGAAACGAAGGTCATTGTATCGCTCAGGGTTATATTAAACCCAATTCTGTTTCTATCCAAAGTTATTCTTGTGGGAAAGTGAGAGAACAACGTGTCGAATTCGATGTTATTTTCGAATGTCTCCTTTGCCATCCAGTAAAAGATATGATGTTGGAATGTAAAGTCAAAGATATTACTCTCGCCGGTATTCATGCTTTTGTCAAAGACCCCGACAGTGATAATGAACCAATCACTGTGTTTTTAGCAAAAGACCATCACTTAGGAAATCGCGCATTTTCGGAAATCACAGAAGACCAAACGATTGTTGTCCGTGTTATTGGTGTCCGTTATGAATTAAATGACCCTGTTATTACTGTTTTAGCCGTTATTTAAGTATTTCATTTACATATCAATATATTATATTATGCTATTATATAATGTTGTCTGAAAGAGAAATAAAAGACAAACTAGACACTTTGGAAAATATTATTAATAAGACAGAAGCATCACCAGTAATTGTAAATCCAAAAAGCAGTTTTGTCGTAGTTACATATTGGTGGGGACGTGGAAATTTAAATCAAAACACAGCACGTCCTTGTGTATCTTTTTATGAACCTTTTTTTAACAATGTAAAGAGTTTAGCATTGAATTTTATTTTATCAAAATACACAGATACTTTTATGGCGAATAAAACGATGACTTCAATTAATCAAGGATACAAACGCATTCAAACAATTGTTTCAAATATGGAAACACTTATTGAAAATTCCCCATCATTTAGAGACCGAGTTCGCAATATTACCCGTGCTTATATTTTAACATTGTTGAGAGATTCTGGTGCGAGTGAAACCGACATTAAAGAATTCTATACTGCCAATAAATCGAGAGATGAAGCTCAAACCTATAATGATAAAATATTCGAAGAAATTGTGAAAATCGTTGAAAAAACAAATACAGGCGATTCAACAATTAGCAAAGAAACAATGTTAAACTATTTAAATACGATAAAAACAAATAAAGCAAACGACGTTGAAACTGAAAATAACATATTATTCAATTTAATGAAAATCATCGAAAAATGTAAAGAACGAAAATCACATTGTAAGCATCGTTTTCCTGAGAATTATGAAGTAAAAACACCGGAGACAATCGAAAAATATTTGAGATTATGTACTAGAATTTATCTATCCTTAAATCGCGAAAATTTTAAAAAACTTGCGAATGTTACGTTTTATCTTACTGTCAATAAAAAGGATTTTTTAAATAATATGAAACAAGATAAAAGTCGATTTAAAGAAGTCCAACAAAAAATAGAACACTTAATCGCAGAAAAAAACAATATTATTACTGCAATTAAAAAATCGATGGGGGTTCCAATAGATATTAGTAAAATCAAAAACGCAAATGACCCACTATTCAGCGAATTCAATGGTAAATCATTAAACACTATATTAAATGAAAATCTAGGAATACGATATCAACAACCGTTACGATTTGAGGAAATGATTAAAAATTGGGAAGACACTTGTAGAAAAAACGGTTGTAATTATTTGGCAGTTGAATATCCGGAATTTGCGAAACCTGGTGGATACCAAATGGCCATTAATGCGAAACCATTATTTATTCGAAAAGCACTGGAATTATGTCCAGATAAAAATGTATTATATATCGATGGTGATATGACTATTAATAAATATCCGGAGATTTTTGATATGCCAGATGTCGATTTTATGGCACGTGGATGGTGGATTGATCCTCGGTCGAGTTATCGATACAAAGAATCCATCTTAATCGACCCTTATACATTTGAAACTTCTGGTGGAACAATGTTTTTCTCTCAGTCGATTGAATCAAAAGGATTAATTAATGCTTGGATTCATGAATCCCATAAACCATATCAATTTGGAAAAGCCGATGACCGAATATTATCTTTAGTATTTAATTCGTTTAAATTTTTATTAAATATGAAAGTCGTACAATTACCTATCGAATATTTATGGCTTACTCTTGATTATGACGAACGAATGATTGAATATTACGATTATGACTATGAAAAAATGAGACAAACTATTTTTATTGAACATCCGGAATGTTTGACTACAGAAGATACCGCTATGGGTGCTGGTGCGTCGAGTGATAGAACTCCAAAATTTTATAATTTCTTAACAGAATTAACCCCAATTACCGAGGAATTTAATGAAAGAATCATATTCAGCGATGAAAAATATGTGAAGGCATTCGACGATTATATAGATTATCTTAAACACGCATATTATATTGATGATGGAAACGAATTATTATACAAAATGAAATTAGTTGACCAAAATAATCCCGAAAATAATGAGCAACCATTCTATGTATGTGATTATACAAAAGGGTTTTGTAAACGCAATGAAACCGCGCAAAAATACACAACAGAAGCATTAAAAGAAGCATACACCAAACATACTGATAAAATTACTGAACATAATGGGAAAATTCATTTATCTCTCGATGGACACCACGCTGATTTTATCTGTGTTGTTTTATATCTGTTGAAAAATACTGATAAAGATATAATCTATCATCCTTCTACCACTGATCCACGTATTTACAATTATTTGATGACCTATATCGATACACGTTTGAAACGAATCACCTTCGGATTTTATCCAGGTAATTCATCCGTCGCAAACATTTTTAAACCGATTATCGATATCTCTCAACCGATTCTATTCAGGTCTTATGATAAAAATATGGAACAATTGCTAATTACACATAATTCTATGGAAGAACTTTCTGAACATTTTAATAATGGAGCTTATGAATTCTTATCCACAATGCGTATCGCATATCTTCAAAAACATTTTGAAAAAAAACAGGGAGGAAGTAGCAAAACATCCAGAAATCAAATCTATGAATCCGAGATTTTACCTGTTGACTATGAATATAATCTTTACCAATATATTCGCGGACTTGATATGATGTATTCGAATTCTTCTACAATTAATCATTCTGTTATGAAAACCAGACGACATAAATCATCTGCTAGTCGATATAATAGAACTATGAGAACAACGAAAAGTCTATAATTGATATAATTATTTGAAATCTGGATTCCATTCATTTAATCCATTTATGAAATCAACGACAAATTCATTATCTATCCTATGTTTACATATAGCGTGTTCAAAATCAATTATCCACATTTTACCCTGATATTCTATAAAATTATAACCAGTAATATCCGGATATTCAATATTATATTTTGCCAATGTTTTTATTATATTTCGGATTTTTTCTATTTGTTCTATCGGCAATTTGGTTATATCATCTCCATACCAATCTGCCACTGACATATTTCTTATTTTATATATTTTCATTTGTTTCGTTTCTGGATTGTAATCATAGATTTTGGGAACATTAATTATCCCCAAATTATATACATACTTATGAATCCTATATTCATTTAATTCCACATTTTCTTTAACATATATATAATCTGGTTGTTGTGTCATTCTATAGATTGTTTTACAGATTTATCGGCAAAACAATTTTATGTTCAATTTTATTCTTATATTTAATACAAAAAACAAAAATATTCAAACCAAAATAAACATTATTATTCACTATTAATATTATAAAAAGAATAATTAAATTATGAATCCAAATGTTGATACACCCACTTTTATTTCCAAATATAAACCCTATTTTATTCGTGATTTTTTTTTAAACGAAGAACATCATCTTATCCTGAACACACTTTTCACACTCGATGATATTCATCTTCTTATTGTTGGAAATCCCTGTTGTGGGAAAACATCTCTCTTGAATGCCATTATTCGTGATTATTATGGTCTCGATAAACATTCACAATTCCCAGAACATAATATTATGTTTATTAATAATCTGAAAGAACAAGGTATCCATTTTTTCCGAAATGAAATGAAAACATTCTGTCAAAGTTATTCTAATATTTATGGAAAGAAGAAATTAATTATTATTGATGATATTGATACAATTAATGAACAAAGCCAACAAGTATTCCGCAATTATATCGACAAATATTCGAATCACGTTCATTTTATCTCTGTCTGTACAAATATTCAAAAAGTCAATGAATCTCTCCAATCAAGACTTCATATTATTAAAATGAATAATATTGAACAAATCCATTTGGAAAAAACCGCGGACAGAATCATTCGGGAAGAATCGCTTTCTATCTCTACCGATGCTGTCCAATTTCTTATTAATATTTCTAATAATTCGATAAGAACTCTGATTAATCATTTTGAGAAAATATTTGTTATGAATCGTGATGGGGACCATTTTAATCTCGACAGAGTTCGTACGTTATGTTCTAATATTTCTTATACACAATTCGAACATTATATTGGATTGTTGAGAGATGAAGAACGTGTTTTTCAAGCAATTAAAGTCTTATATGAGATTTATGATTATGGGTATTCTGTTATCGATATTTTCGACTATTTTTTTCAATTCATTAAATACACGGATTTATTAGATGAAACGGTCAAATATAAGATTATCAAATCATTATGTAAATATATTACGATTTTCCATAAAGTACATGAAGACCCAATAGAACTCGCTTATTTTACACTGGAAATACATCCTGAATTGATTATCCATTAGGCCTGAATTATTATCCCTTAGACCCGAATTATTATCCCTTCGATTTGTTTTCATTATTGCCAATAAACTAATACAAGAAATAATACACCTAAAATAAAACCAGTGTGAATATAATAACGCCATTTCTTGTTATTTTTGTAAATGTCGAGAGGCGTTGGAGTATATTTTTCGAAATAATTATTCATAGATTCATCGAGAGAAAGAACAGGTTTTTCTAATTTTTTATTATATTGATTATGAATAAAATTGGTCCATCGAATGAGAGAATCTTTGCTTTTTAAATAAGGAGTCACTGGATAACGATCTAATATTTCACTAAATCGTTTTCCCATTTCTACATCTGGTATAAATAATGGCAAATTCATAAAAAAATCATAATATTTTCTTGTTATTATTTCATTTGGATAATCAGGATAAGTTAAAGCGACAGTATGGATAAAAAACCAATAAATTGGTCCCCATATTTTTGCGTCATATTTCATAATACGCTATAGATAGATTTTATTGGTATATATATGAACTAATGGGCTTAACTGATTATAAACTATCTGAACATAACATATATGGAATCTGTTGAACCTGTTGAACCAACAATGCCTGTAGTTGAACAAACAATGCCTGTTGCTGAACCAACAATGCCTGTTAGAAAAACAAAGAAAAGAAGAAGTGGTATGAGTGTTTTAGAAAGTGAAGTTCATCGTTTTAAAAAACAATACGAGAGAAAAATTTCTCATTTAGAAAAGAAACTTCATACTATGAAAAAACAAGTTGCTGATGCTAAAAAAGAAACTCGCAAATGTAAACAAGATTTATCGAAAGCCAAATCTGGTTCAAATGTGAGCCGAAAAGTTCGTCGTAATCGCAAGAAATCGAATCCTATGCCGATTGTCGAACCAAGTCCAAGTCCAAGTCCAAGTCCAAGTCCTGAACCAACCGCTGTCCCAGAACCAACACCCGCTGTCCCAGAACCAAGTCCAAACCCCGAACCAACACCTGTCCCTGCTGTCGAGCCAGAGACACCCCCTGTCCCAGAACCAAGCCCAACACCTGCGGTTGAATCCTCTCCACAGGTATCAAATAGTTCAATACCCGGACCAACTACACCAACAGAAACAGGAATGGAATCATCAACTACAACATTAAATCCATCAGAACAACCACAAGTAACTGAGACCGCAAATGTTGCTAGCAATAGTATGGCAAATGAAGGTTCTAATCCTGTCCAAAAAGTGGGTGGAAAAAGACGTAGTAGTAAAAAAAACCGAATGTATATTGTAGGTGGATGCGGTTGCGACCGCAAATTCTAAGGGAACCGAAGGTTCCCTTATGATCCCTCCTTCACTATAATTGTTTTGTAAAACAAATATTATTTTAGGGGGGGTCTAGGATTCGCAATGCGAATCCGTCCCCCCCTTACCCCCATAGTGGAACCTAGGTATTATGTGTGCGCCAGTTTTATTGAGTTCACCGCGCATTTCGAATTCTGCCTGTTTTCACGGCAGAATTCTTATTGGTGAACTCTTAACAGCGCACACTTCTCCCTATAACCCCTCCTCCATTATATTTGTTTTTACATAATTTTAAGAATTTTGGGTATAGCCCATAGACACTATGTCCGCGAAGTTCCTTGTCTACCTCTCCCTGGGTATAGCCCTTAGACACTATGTGCGCGAAGCGCACCGTCTACCAGTGGGGGTAAGGGGGGAATTGTTGTTAGCACCCGTTACGGGTGCTAACTGCTATTCCCCCCTAAGAGGTCGATTCGTTTCTTTTTATCTCCTGCGACTTTCAGGATTTCATCGTAATCTATGAAATCCATTTCTATCGGTATTTCCACAACACCTTTCATTTTATCAATAATCTCTTGAACTTCTGCGATTGATTTTCCACAGTGATACATCCGATGGTCTTGAATATTCACAATCAGCAAATTCATCAAATAAATGAGAGATTGAAACAAATTCGATTCTGATTTGTATTGTGTATTCTCTCCACTACATTTATTTTTCAATCCAAGTATTTCTTCAGGTAAATATTCTCTCCCACATAAACATTCAAAGAGAGGATAATTACATAAAAATCCACCGTCAATATAATTCGTATCCTCAATCTTTATCGGTTGGAAAAGAATTGGCAAGGCCGATGACGCGTGTACTGCTTCTATTACTTTCACTGTTGGAGTTGTCGTCGGAGAGAATTCTTTTACTTTTAAATCTGTCATCGAAACCGCAAAAAAATGGAGAGATATTCCTAATTCACGTTGATAATCCCCGAAAGTAATTGTATCCACATCCAAATCTCTCGCGGAAAATAATGGTTTTAACATATTTTTCACGAGAGATAAATCAAAGATACCATTCTGTTGAAAATACTCGAATAATTTCATAAACTGAATCTGAAATAATTGACCCCATGGACGATGTATAATAAAATCTCTCGATGTTTCCCAATCTTGTTGGAGAGATAATAATATAGTTAATAATGTACCGGAAGAAGTCGCATAATAAGAACGAATTTTGGATATATCAAATAAATTGCGGTCGTGAAGTGTTTTCAGCTCTCGATACATTGTTAATAAATTAATACCACCACCATTTAAAACCAAACAACGAATATTCCTATATTTTATAACATCTTCTATGATTGAGTCTAAAATCGATTCCACTATGGTTTCCATAATTATTATTTTTATTTTTAGATATAATAATAAACCTATATTATTATATCCAAGCGGTGAGAGATAATATGTTCTAATAAATTATACAAATGTCAGTTGGAACTGTTATTCCGATGCCGATAAATAATGATACTATTCGCGGTTTTGTTGAAGATTATTTAGATGGGAATCCCAATAATTATATTCCAATTGGAGAGTGGAATGTTAGTGCTGTTTCAAATATGAGTGGATTATTTGAGGGGTATAGTGATTTTAACGAACCGTTAAACAATTGGAATGTTAGTAATGTCACTGATATGAGCGATA